TACTATCTAATGATGACTCACAAATATTTAATATGCTATTAGCATCTAACCCACAACTACAAAAGGTATCTAGACAAAGAGCTGAAAAAGTTTTGAGATCTAGATTCCCAGAATATTTTGAAGGATAACAATGATTAAAAAGTTTATAATAAAAGGTGTAAGTAAAAAGTTTAAAGGTTTAGAAAAACTTAAACCACAAAAAACTCCTAGCAGATTTACATCTGTTATGAGTGAAGCAACAGTTAAAGCTAATCAAAGAAAAGTTTTAGGTGATGTACCTGAATTTATGGGTTTATCTTCTAGATCTGTTGGAGAATTAGCATCTGAAAGTTTAGCATTAAAAACAGCTAATAAAACATTTTTTAAATCTCTTAGCAAAGGATTAAAACAATCTAGAGCTAGAACTGCTACAGGTATTAAAACATTTAGACAAACAAAAAAAGTACCTAAATTAGCAGTAACAAAAGCTAAATCTAAAGGTGCTATGAAAGCATACAAAGCAGCTAGTTTAAAATCTGATAAAGTATTTAGAAGTACAATGGATAAATTTACTGGCAAAAGTAAAACAAGTCCATTTACTATGAAAACTCAAGCAGCTAAAAGACCTTTAAGAGAAGGTACTAAACTAAGACGTGAAGGCGATAGAATAATAGAATATCAAAAAAAATTAATGAAAGATATGGGATTCTAGTGTGGCCAATGACTTCAATATTAATGAATTTAAATTAAAAGACCCTGTAAGTAACATCAACGATGGTTTAAAAGAACCAGTCAGAGATGGTACTCCAGGGTTTTTTTCGTCTTTAAGAAATCCATTAGATTTAATGTTGGAAGAATCTCTACCAGCATCACTATATCAATGGGCTACAGGTAATACTAAAAAAAAACAAGCTCAAGAAGCATTAGATTATATTCGTAATAATCCACAAGAACAAGGCTCTAAAATCTACAAAGAAGCTGAACGTAAACTTAATCGTTTTGGTTATTTATTAGATGATGGGCCAATGGATATAGACCTAAAAGAAATAGGTAATATGGTAAAACAATCTCCAGGACTATTTGGTGCTGAGATGGTTAACATGGTTATGGCAGATCCATATTTACTATTTATGCCATTAGGATGGGGTAAGTTAGGTAGAGGAGTAGTTAATTCACTTAGACTTAAATACTCTAAAAGTTTTCAAGTAACTAAATCAACTACAGAACTTGGCAAACTAAAAGCTAGTGCACAAGTAAAAGAATTAGCAAGATTAAGAGAAGCAGCTAAAATGGATATGGCAATAGGAAGTATTGCTACATTAGGTGTACCATTTGTATTCTCTACATCTTACCAATTAGGAGAAAAAGGTGAGTTCACTGGTAAGCGAACAGCAGCAGAAACAACTATTGGAGCTACAGCAGGAGCTATATTCTCATTAGGTTTTGCAGGAATGGGTGCAGTTATAGGTAGAAATACAGGACTAGACCCACAAAGAGTACAAAGATCTATGATCAATACTCTTAATAAAAATAAAAATTTAGCAAATAGCGTTGAATATACAGACAAAGGTTCTTACAGAATTGTAGATAATATTCTAAATGATTTAAAAAAAGAAGTAGGCGTAGTAATAGACGAAGCAGAGTTTTCTAGAATAGCTAATGAAGTAACATCATTTGCTAGACCTACAGTAGAAAGTGCTAAAGACATAGCAAAAAATACATTATTTAAAGCAGCATCTATAGGTGGTGTTGTAGGTACAGCACAATTCTTAACAGCTGATGATGATAAACTTGTAGCAACAGCTAAAGGATTTGGTACAGGTGTTGGTATATATGCAGCAGCTAAAGCAGCAACAATGTATTTTGGTAGAAAAAAAATACCTTATCAAAGTGCAGAAACAAAAGTAGAATCAGCATTAGATGCAGCACAATACTCTACTATTAGATACAATTCATATGCACAAGAACTAGCAAACAAAATTAAAGATACATTACCAGATCAATTAGATTCTAGACGTAAAGTATTCTATTATCTAACTGGTGCTACAGTAGATGAAAACTTTAGATATAATAAAAATGTTAAGCCTTTTAATAAAGGTTTATTATCAGATGCAGAACTAAATGCAGCTAACGACATCTCTAAAATATTTAATGAATTTTATGAAATGTTTAATAGTCAAGGTGCAGGTATAGTTAAATATAAAAAATCTAATTACTTACCTTTACTATGGGATGGTTATAGAAGTAAAACAGGTGAACTGTTTAGTTTTACTAATAAGTTTGAAACAGCTATTACTGGAGATAACCCTAAGTTTAAATTTAGTAGATCTAGAGTTTTTGAAGATATTAACCAAGGTCTAAGAATGGGTTATACAATTAGACCTGGCATGGATGATCCAGCTGAACTAATGAGATTATACCTTCAAGCAGCAGGTAAATCATTAACTACACAAAATGTATTACGTTTTTTAGAAACTAATTACATAGGTAAAAGCACAGATATACTTACTAAACCATTTCTTGCTAGAACTAGAAAACAAGCTGCGTTTATAGATCCACAAGAAAGAATAAATTATAAAGAATTTAATCACCCATTTTTTACAGGTGATAAAGGTTTTACTCCATTAATACATAAAGGTATAGAACCATCATTACGTATGGTATTTGATGCAACAACTGAACAACAGTTAATGTCTGCATTGTTTACTACTAACCTTATGATGAAACGATTAGCTGTAGGCTTTTCATTCTTTCATGCTGGTGCATTAGTAGAATCATTATGGTTTGCAGGAGCTAAGTTTAAAACTATAGGTAAATTTTTAAGTCCTAAAACTAAACCAGAAGTATTAAAACAATTACAAGATCCAGGTTATTATCTTACAGATTATCCACACGCTATTAAACAACTAAGAGCTCAAGGCTATGATGATGTAGTTAGATTTGGACAAGGTAGTGGTTTAGAAATATCAATGCCTGAAGATGTTGGTTATGATAGATTTTATCAAAACATTAGAGGTGTAGATACTTTTCTTAAAAGACATTTTGGTATAAGTCAAAAAGGAAACATAGAAAGAACATTTAAGTTTTTTGATAGAATTACTTGGGATAGAATATTTACTTCTGCTAAATTACATACATTTCTTACATCATTAAACAAAGGTAAGAATGCAATACAGCCTGGCGATACACAAGAACAGATTTACAAAAAAGCTAGGAGAGCTGCACAATTTACTAATGATGCATATGGTGGACAAAACTGGGCACAAGTAACACAAAGAATAGAAAATAGATTTGTTAAAAATTTAGCACAAACTACATTAACTCCAGGATCTAGAGGTTATTTACAATTACTATTATTTGCTCCAGACTGGACAATATCTAACATAAGAATTATAGCTAAGTCATTACCAGGATTTGAAAGTGATCCTATGGCTAGAAGGTTATATCAATACTATTTTGCTAGAGCTGCACTTACATATGCAGTAGCAGGATCTGCACTAAACTATATGTTTTCAGGACATAGTATATTAGAAAACACAGATCCAACAAGAATTGACTTAGGGAATGGTGAAGTATTAACTTTCTCTAAACAATTAATGGAACCTTTTCATTGGATTACAGCACCTCAATCTACAGGTCTTAAAAAAATTGGTTCTCTACCTAGAACAGTTATAGAAGTATTAACTAACAAACAATACTTAACTACTAAGTGGAGTCCTAATATGACTAAGAAAGATGATGAAGCTATTGAAAAAGGTTTAAAAATCGGTGGTCATGTAGGTATGAGATTTTTACCTATTTGGCTGCAACAAGCAACAAACTCAATTAAAGAAGGATTGCTACAACAAGGTCTATCTTTAGACTTAGCATCTGATACAGCAGTTGATTTTGTACTAGGGCAATTAGGTCACCCTAGATACCAAGGGCCTAGATACACACAATACAAAACGAAAGGGTTAGTAAGGTCTCCTTACGAAACATTATTCTAATGAGTAGACATACAGAAAACAAAGAAGAAATTTTAAAAGTACATAATAGAATAGATCTTATTGATCAAAAATTAGATACTTTAGAAAACAATCATTTAGCTCATATGCAAAAAGATATAGATAGAATTATATATATTATATCAGCTATTGGTTTAGGTTTATTAGGACAATTTTTATATTTGTTAACTAAAAACTTATAATGAAATTTACTTTATTGATGCTTATGTGTTCATACGTTGCAGGTGAATGTATGGCACCATATCCAATGCCCACACAATACGATAATATGTATAAATGTATGGAAGCAGGATATGAAGAATCATTAAAGAAATTACAAGAAATTGGTCCACAAGATGTAAATGAACACGAAATTTATTTAAGGTTTATTTGCAAACAATATGAAGTACCAAAAGTACCAACATAAAGTTGTACCTAGTTTGCTAGACATATTCGCCAAATACTTGTAAAAGGTATAATATGCTTCGCAAATCAATACTTGTTATAAGTGATCAACACGCACCATATCATCATATAGATACACTTGACTTTTTAAGTGCAATCAAGCAAAAATATAAGCCTGACTGTGTAGTAAACATAGGTGATGAAATGGATTGGCATAGTATATCTTTCCATGATTCACATCCTGGTTTATACTCGCCAAGTCATGAGCTTGTAGTTGCCAAAAAGTTTTTTAAAGAATTAGAAGAACTATTTCCTAGGCAATACATAATGGATTCTAATCATGGTAGCTTAGTTTTTAGAAAAGCTACTAGACATGGTTTACCTCATGAGATCTTTAAGTCATATAATCATATGCTTGGAGTAGGCAAAGGTTGGACATGGCATGAAGATTTGGTTATTAAAGCATCTAATGGTCAAAAAATTTACTTCTGTCATGGTAAATATAAAGACGTACTTAAAGTTGCACAGCAATATGGTATGTGTACTGTTCAAGGACACTATCACACATCATTCAAAATAGATTATTGGAGCAATCCTAATGAACTACTTTGGGGTATGCAAGTTGGATGTTTAATTAACATGAAAAGTTTAGCTTTTGAATATAATAAATTACAAAAGTCTAGACCAGTAATAGGAACAGGAGTTATCATTGATGGATTACCAATATTAATCCCAATGGTTTTAGATAAACATGGCAGATGGAACAGAAAAATTACCTAGAGGTATAAGAAATAAAAATCCAGGCAATATCAAATTAGGTACTGACTGGGATGGACTGGCAGATGAACAATCTGATCCAGTTTTTTGTGTATTTAAAGAAGCTGTATGGGGTATTAGAGCATTAGTTAAAATACTTTTAACATACAGATTTCATCATAAAAGATTTACAGTAGAAAGCATCATTGAAAGATGGGCTCCACCAAGTGAAAACGATACAGATGCTTACATTGCATTTGTTTGCAGAAAACTTGGAGTAAACCCTACTGATGAACTAAACAATACTATCGAAGATTATTTACCATTAGTAAAAGCAATTATACAAATGGAAAATGGTATGCAGCCATACGATGATGAGCTGTTAGTAGAGGGGATGTACAAAGCATGGGAAGGTTTACCGACAAATTCTACAGCTTCGTAGAAAAATACGCATCAAAAATTAGCACTTGGTGTTGGCATAAACGTGTCAGCATATTAAGAACTAAACAAAAAAAGAAAGGTATTAAATAATGTGGTTTAATTTATTATCTATGGGTGTAAAGACTGCTAGTCATATATACCAGAACAAACAAAGAACAAAACAATTAATGTCAGATGCTCAAATGAGACATGCTGAAAAAATGAGTACAGGTGAAATTGAATATAAAGCGAAAGTTATTGAGAGTAATGATAAAGGCTGGAAAGATGAGTTTGTCCTTGTTCTTATATCTGTTCCTATCCTTATATTGGGGTATTCTGTGTTCACTGACGATCCTGAGATTCGTAATAGATTAGATATATTTTTTGAATATTTTAAACAACTGCCCTACTGGTATCAAGCGATATTCATAGGAGTCGTTAGTGCTATTTATGGTCTAAAAGGTGCAGACATTATGCGTAAACCAAAGTGACCGAAGTAAGAGGTGAGTGTAAGTGGTGTAATAAAGATATTAGCATGACTGAAGCCTTTATATCATTAAAAGATAACGAATACTCTTGTGTAAAATGTTATAAAAATTCAGGACACATGTTACCTTTTTGGGAAAAAAACAACAGGTTTAAAGATGAGAGACACAAAATCATTAGAAGAACACAAAAAAAAAGTAGAATATAAAGATAAAGAAATGGAGTTGTTTAAGCAGCTTAAAAAAGAAGTAGAAACTAATGGTTATGGTACTAGAGAATACGTCATTAAAAAAGGTATTAATAAAGGAAAGATTGCTAAATGAAAATTAGTGAAGATACATCTGTGAGTATGCCAATTAAAAATATGTTAGCAATAGTTGCTGGTGTAATTATGGGTGTATTTGGATATACAGAAGTAACTGCTAGACTTACATCATTAGAAACTTCTAGAGAATTATTTGAAAACGATTTACTTAAAAAATCTGAACAAGTACCTACTGACCAGGAGCAACATTTTTTATTAGAAGATCTTTATAAAACTGTAGAGAAACTACAATCAACTCAAGAAATGAATATGACTAATAAAGTTAATATAGAATTTCTTAAAACACAATTAGATAAAGCATTAGAAGATATTGAACATCTTAAAGATAAAGTAAGAGCTAATGGTAATGGAGCTCATTAATGGAATTAATTGTAGCTTTACTTATGATAGTAAATGGAGAAATTAAAGAACATAGAATACAAGTGTCTATGTCTGATTGTCTTAAAGGTAAAAGAATTGCTATGCGTACTAATAAAAATAATAACATAGTTTACCAATGCATAAAGTCTATGGCTGAGCTTGAGTCTAATATTGATGGTAGTAAAAGTATTAAAAAACTTATACTAAATTAATTATAATCTCTCTCTATAATCATTTCAATAAAGTGTATTGCTTTAAGCAAATCATCTTTACCATCTTTGTCCTGGTGTCTAATTATATACTTAATTGCACATCCTTCAGGAAATAAAAGTTTATTTTCTACTACAAATTTACTTGGTTGAATTTTATATTTTTGGTAATGACTACCTTTAATCTGTTTGTTCCAAACTTTGCTCATTAAATGTTAACCTAAATTTACCTTTATGTTTATATTTTTTTCTTGGTTTGCTCAACACTTTATGTTGATCTTCTGTT